CGGAGTAAATCCGGAGATCCATATCCATCTACAGGATAAGCCATAACCGAAGAATCATTGATCCCTGATGCTTCATTGGTAGATGTGGATAAATCAAATCGTTTTCCTTTTTCAGGATGATTAACAGCACCTGCAATGTTAACCCAATTAAAATGGTGGGAGGTGTTAATTACTATTTCTCTTGCAACAGTTGCTACACCAGATGTTACTCTAATGTCATCACATATCAGGAGAATTTTTTTCCTCTCGTTTTGAGGAAGATAATCGAATTTTTCTTTCATTTAAAAACTTTTATTGTTAATATAAAAAACTAATTACTATATTCCAAGTTTAGATTTTATGGGTGTGGATTTGTTTTCTAAACTCTTCATCTTTCATGTAAAGGTCAATTGCACGTTCTGATAGTTTTTGAAAACTAAATTTTCTTTTAATGCACTCTACTTTAAAATTGTTAAATAGATCTTCATCTATTTTTACACTTGTTAATTTTTGATTAGCACTCATATATACTTATATTTATTAATTGATTATATATAAATATACGCTAATTTTGAAAAGTCGCAGAACATAAATGAGTTTTATAAAAAGAACACCATTTGCAATTTTTGTTTTCTTTGGGTTGATGCTCTACTTCTTTATATCCTTTAGGTGTAAAGGATTCAGTGATGAATTTTTGTAAAGCATCTCCTACTCTTTTTTGCTTAATCTTCCCGGAGGGTGGTGAAAAGGTTTGAATTCTTCTAATAGTAAAATCTTCACTTTCCCATAATTGACGTTTAACAATAAAATATTCTATTTCTATTTTTTTAGGATCAATGTCAAATAATTCAGAAAGGAATTTTTTATAGAGTATTAATTGAAATTGTTTTAATTCGTCATTTTTAGTTTTAGCATTCCATCCACGTGAGGATGTTTTAATATCTATAATTTTAAATTTTTGAGTTGGTTCATGGTACATTACAACATCTAAAAAACCATTGTATATTACATTTGGTTTTAATGGATTGGGGGTGGTTTGGATGGGGATTTCACATCCAACTAGCCACCATCCCCTTTTAGTAAAATATTTAGCCTTATTTTTAGAGAAATCTCTTATAATTTCTATTCCCTCTTCAAAAAATTGTCTGAGTTCTTGGGGGGTTGTAAAGTGTTGGTTTTTGTTCTTTTTATACTGTAGTGCGTATTCTTCTCTTAGTTTTTCTTCAAACATATCGTAAGTGTTTATACGATCTGCTTCAGCACCACTTTTCTCATACATCACATCTAAATAGTGTTGAAGGACTTCGTGAATAGCTGTCCCAAAAACCGTGTGAATGGAAGAAGTAAATTGTTTATGTCCTTCTCTATACTGTAGTGACCATTTTTTGGGGCACTCAGTAAACATAGAAAGTTGAGAGTATGAAACAAGTTTTTGGGTTGCCCAATTAATTTCTTCAGGCTTGAAGTTTCGTATATTTTTTACGATTTGAGGTACTTTTTTTTTCTTAGACATACCCCTAAGATACGAAAAAATATTTGAAAAAACAAGCTATTTTTACATTGGAGTAATATCTTCGGGATTGTAAGTAAATGATATTACGTCTGGAATTTTTCGGATTGAATCTATTAGATTTGTAACTTTATCCCTACTAAAACCACCTGATTTGATGAATGGATATCCATCAAGTTTTATGTTTAGAATTGTGGTGAATTGGTCATAATTTTGCTCACTATAATCCTCAATTTCAGTTGTTGATACTACTGTTATTCCGGGGATTGATCTAACATCAGATAGGATCTCGTTTTGAGGTCTGTTTTTAATGTTTGTAATAAAACGACCACTAATTTTGTATTGGTCTTGGTATTTTTCGGTTAGAGCTTGTTTAAGTTCTTCTCGGATTAAATTTTTAAGATCTTTTGAATTCATGTCAGAGTATATGTTATACATATTTAGGAATTTATACTTCCTGTGATTTTATTTTTTCCATTTTCCTCTCATTACTAGCTGGGCTATAATGCCGTAATTAGAGATATCAATAAAACTATCTATCATGGGTTCATCGTTAACATAAGATTTGCCTTTACGTTTTAACATGTTTTTTAAGCGGTTTATCTTATCGTTACAACGAAGCCAAATCCCTGTTAATGAAAGTTGTACATCCTCCTCTTCTTCTAGTGTAGACCCTAAAGTAATATTGCCTAATCCATAGTCCATCATCTTACCAGAAAATAGTTCATACTGTTCTTGTTGAATTTTTTTAAATTCTTGTGCTAGTTCAGGGTAGGTTTCTTCAAAAATTTCAGTTGTATTGTTCATTTTTTTAAAATATTTTTAATTTCTTTTTCATCATACCCCATATAGGATAAAATAACTTTATGATCCCGGGGTTTTAGTATTTTAATATGAGATTCAGCTTCGCTTAAACTACATTCAAAGTATTTCTTGAATGTCTCAACTAGTTGGGTTGGTGGTGATTTGTGTTTAGACTTTAAATATTTAAAAAACATTTTCTTTTTAGGTATATATTCCTTGTAGATGTTGTAAAGTTGTTCTTTACTTTCATATGGGGTGGTTTGAACATAGTTAACCAATTCAACAAAATTTTGATTCATTGAAACAAAACGATTAACCATATAAGAATTAAATTTACCCCAATCCTCCTCTGTAAATTCAGAGGAGGGGGTTTTATAGTAGGTTATATGATTTAACCAATCAAATATGTTTTTTATATTATGCTTCGATGACATATTCTTTATATTCTTCACGTAATTCTTTTGGAATAGAATCTAATAGAATTTTTTTAGTTTCCAAATCATAAAATACAGGGATTGGGAGAAGAGCATCTTCTGATCCTCCTACTACAAATTTTGATACTTTTCTTAAAAGTGTTGCTTGACCAAATAAAACTCCTCCATCAAATCCTTTTACGGCAGTGGTGTTTCCTAAGTCAATGTTTAATTGAGGTTGTTGATTTTCCATCATAACTTTTTGTGTTTGTTTTTATATTACTTGTGGTTTAATTGCATCTACTATTTTACTTAAACATGATGCTATGTTTATTTCTTTATCTATTCTGAAGTTTGCTTGGTAAAGGTGTTCATTTAATATTACAGATACTGTACCTTCCCTTCCAGGTGCGTATTTTGAGATATGTTCAAATAAAAATCTATAGGTTTCTTCAAAATCTTTTACTCCTGAATCTAATATGATTTGTCTAAGTTGGGTCCAGCTTGGTTTGGGTTGTTTGAGTTCTTTTAAGATAGAATTCATGTAACTAGAAGATACAACAACTGTTTTATCTACTTTTAATTTATTATCTACAATTGAAAGTTGAATTGTATTTAACATTTTACGTAGATCGGGGTAGAACTGGGTTACAACGTTTGCTAGATCTTCTAATTGGTATTCTACATTTTCTTGGTTTAGAATTCCAACTAAATGTTGAGCTATTTCCTTTTTAGAAGGTGGGATAACTTTTAAAACTTGACAACGTGATTGGATTGGGTCAATAATTCTTTCAATGTAGTTGCAAGTTAAAATAAAGCGAGTGGTGCGGGAGAATGTTTCTATCACATTTCTTAAAGAAGCCTGGGCGTTGATTGTAAGAAAATCTGCTTCATCTAGTATAATCACTTTTAGGGATTTGAAGGATGCTGTGGATGCAAAACCTGTTACTTTTTCTCGGATAGTATCAATTCCCCGCTCATCACTCGCATTTATGTAAAGATAATCACAATTTAAATTTTTAATAATAATTTTAGCTAATGTAGTTTTTCCAGTTCCACTTGGGCCATAGAAACAGAAATTTTGAATATCATCCTGGTTTAGATATCGTTGGATAGTGTTTTTAATTTGTTCATTTCCAACATATCCTTTTAGGGTGGATGGTCTATAATGTTCTACAAATAGGGTATTATCTTTCATTCAACTTGTTTTGTATGTAAGATACAAAAAAGCCTGCCGATAGGCAAGCTTTTCTTTAAAATTTTATTGTTTGTTTACTTTTATTTTTATTTTTTAGTCTTGTGCTGTATTTTCACCTAAAGCTGCCATTTTAACTGCTTCTATGCCTGTAAATACATCGTCTTTAAGATATAATTCTGCGTGGTACTCTTCTATAAGAGCATCCAATTCTTT